GTCCTGAATGCCGTCAAAAAGCTCCCTGTCAATAGTCGAGTGGAGGAACGGGCGTTTTCTGGCAGTCCGATTGTGGTGGAACCCGGTGTCGATACGTACATCACACCCTTGAGCGTGTCTAACGGCATTGCTTTTGGTAATGGTGTGCGTTGTGGCCCCGGTATTCTCACTTTGATCACGTCCTTGGAACTCATGCTGCGATTGATGCTGCGATCAAGTCTGGCAAACAGAATGATCTCGACGTCGCGTGGGTGTGGTTCAAGGATGGTACTTCCAAAACCCCCGTGCGCATCCCTCTCTATCCTACGTTCCGCGCGGGAAAGATTGTGGTGCTCGCTCCCAAAGAAGGCCAGTTGCCCAAAACACGTATGCCGTCTTTCCGTGGACGTCCGGAACTTCATGCCCCCATGTTTGTGTGGGCACTCGTCTACGATGATCACAACACGCCTACGTGGTGTGCGGGCGTCGGAAATGTTCGTGTGGATGCCGCCAGCGATTTCCGTACCACAGCGGGTACGGAGTTCGGATTTTCTGGTGCACCCTACATTACCGACAAGCACGTAATCGCTCTCCACGAGGGTTACGACCAACTTGGAAATGTTGGTGTTCCGATTCCCAAAGAGGTGTTTCAGCACCTCAAAGTCCAGCCCCCCCCTGACCTTGTCCCCCCTGACCTCAATGTGAGCGATCTTCCTGCGGTGGTTGCCGCGGGAAACGCCCCCTCCCCTGTCACCTCGACCTAGAGCTCTTCAGTGAGCCGAAGGAGGTGGTGGGGGGTCTTTCATGGGTTGGCCAGATGCCTGTTACACATTCACTGGCCCACTCGCTGATCGATCGCAAAGAGGATCCTTACGTGGAAAAGTTGGCCCAGTTGGTACCTGAGGAGGAACTGTACAAATTCTATCATTGTCGACCGACATACAAGACCGTGATGAAGTCCTTTAAACGATATTGCCAGAACCCGATTCCTGAACCTTTTACCCCAGTTGAGATCGAGGCTGGCAACAGGATGTTAGATCATTGCTTTGGACACCTACGGGGCACATGCGAACCATGGTCGATGGAGCGTGTGGAATGGGAGATGCCCCTGCTCTCGTCCCCAGGAACGTTGTGGAAGAATGCTGGTTTCAAGACCAAAGCCGCCGCTCTTGCTGCGTGCAGAAGGTTGATTCT